TTGCCGTTCCCACACGTTATATGGAACATGGTCGCGGGATACCCGCAGTTCCATGTTTTCTTCCGGTATCCAGAAGTACGGCAGGATGATGTATTTATCTTCCTCGTCGAGAGGCGGGAACACGAGAACGAACGCCGTAATATCCGTGGTGCTTGAAAGGTCGAGACCGCCGTAGCAGACACGTCCTTCCAGTTCCTCCTCGGTCACGGCAAAGGAGCAGGCATCCCATTTCTCCATCGGCATCCATCTGACAGCCTGCTTGACCCATTGGTTGAGTCTCAGCTGACGGAAGGAGTTCTCCTCGGCGGGATTCTGCCTTGCCGATTCACACGCCGCCTTGACCTTGTCGATGCCGACCGTGATGCCGAGAGAGGGATTGGCTTTTTTCCACACCTTCGGATCAGTCCAGTCGTCCGATTCATCCGCACCGTATATCACGGGATAGAAGGTGGAATCGATTTTTCTGCCTTCCAGGATGTCCTTCGCTTTCTGATGCGTCTCGTAGCAGATGGAGTGCGTATCCGTACCCGCCGTGGTGATCAGGAAGTAAAGCGGCTGCATCCTTGCGTCGCCGGAGCCCTTGGTCATGACGTCAAACAGCTTTCGGTTCGGCTGTGTATGAAGCTCGTCGAACACCACGCCGTGGATGTTGAAGCCATGCTTGGAGTAGGCTTCCGCCGAAAGCACCTGATAGAAGCTGTTGGTCGGCTGGAATACGATGCGCTTGGTGGCGGTCAGTATTTTCACCCGCTTTGCAAGCGCAGGACACATCCGCACCATGTCGGCAGCCACATCGAAAACAATGGCGGCCTGCTGACGGTCGGCGGCGCATCCGTACACCTCGGCGCGTTCCTCACCGTCACCGCAGCAAAGGAGCAGGGCGACAGCGGCGGCAAGTTCCGACTTGCCCATTTTCTTGGGTATCTCGATATATGCCGTATTGAACTGGCGGTAGCCGTTGGGCTTCATGATGCCGAAGATCCTGCCAGTCGATCAGTTCAAAGGGCTTACCCGCCCATGTGCCTTTGGTATGACAGAGACATTCGATGAAGGATACGGCATAGTCGGCTTTGTCTTTATCGTAAACGGAGTCCTTCGCTTTGAACTTTGTCGGCTTGTATTTCTTCAAATGTCGCAAGCGCGGTCACCTCCTTGTGGCAAAAAATAAGCCGCATTACTGCGACTTCCAAAAAGTATCTGTACGAGAGACAGAGCCTTTCGGCTCGTCCCTTGGGTATTTTGTTACCGTGTTTTACTGCTGCATCGCCCAGGCAATCGCGTGGCCGTCATCCTCAAACTCGACCTCGCTTGCCGCCCGAAGCCCGATGGTGCCTTCGCAGGTATGGTCATCGTCAAGGAACTCTCCGAAGGTCAGCAGCTTGCTCCATCTGCATTCGAGGTCTTCCGGCGTGGTGGGGTTCGGCAGTCTGTAGGTTCTCATTGCTTCGTTGATCGTCATGTTCGTGTCCTCCGTTTGCGTTGTTTTCCCTTTCGGTATGTACATATATCACTCTGAAAGCACATAATATCAAGTCATTTTCGAGAAATATATGTACCAGATATCCGCCCCGGAAACTGTGTAGATTATTCCTCTTCGCCGGTCAAAATGAAGCGGACGTATTCCTTCCGATGCTCCTCCAGATAAGTGACCAGTTCGTAGAAGTCCCGCTCATAGGCAAGGCGCTGTACCATGTTCACATCGAACATATTGGTAAGCCCGGTGTCCCGGATGGCGAGAATCTGTTCCTTAATCGTCTGCGTCATCGCTGCACACCTCCAATCCCTGTACCAGCTTGGCATAAATGGTGGTATAGCGTTCGCATTCCGCACCTTCCGTGCCTGCGATAGCCTGCAGGAAGAAGTCGGCGGCATCCTTGCGGGAATCCCACACCTTTGTCTCTTTGTAGCAGATGGTCGTGACGGTATCGAGCTTCTTAACGATATCCTCGCCGTAGACCACGTTCAGTCCGCTGCCGTTGTCCCAATGCATGAGGAGCGATCCCGTATCATCCACGCCCTCAACCGTTCCTTTCGTGCCGGGAGCGGGAGCCTGCGCATCGTCCATCTTCACAAGTTCCACCCGTGTTCCGACAGGATACTGCCTGCGGATGCGCTCCACAGTCTCTTTACTCGGAAATCTCATGGTCGGCACCTCCGTTTCTGAAAGCCGAGGAACCTGTGAGGTTCTTCAGCAGGATTTTTCTGTCGGTCTTGTAGTCCGCTCCGATGAAGCCGAGGCGGAGGAGAAAGCAGCGGAATGCGTATTTCTCGTTATCGACAGCCTTTTCGGTTGCCATTACCCTTGTGGCGTTCTTTGCCATCTCGGACAGCTTGCTGATGAAGTTGGTGTAGGCGTGTACCGTATCCGCATTGACCTCGGTGAACCAGGGAAAGGAGACCCTCTCGTCCGTTACCTCGATGGGAAGGGCATCCGCGCCGATGGCTTTCTTGATGAGCATCGCCTTGCTTTCCACGATCCGCTTCAGATTGTCGAGCGCGGTTTCCGTGAAGAAGCTCCTCGGCATTTCGATCGTAAGCACGTCCGTGTTGGCCTGCGCCGCGGTTTCTGTCTGCTCCTCGGATTCTTCCTCGAAGCCGTCCTGCGCCTCGCATTCAAAACCTGCGGCGGCGATAGCCTCAAGCACCTGCTCGACCTCCTCGCTGTCTGCACGGTCATCGAAGAGGAGCGTTCCGTCCTTGGTGACCGTGAAGTAGTCGATCTCGTAGGCTGCCGTGGGCATTCCCATGTACTTTGCCTTTGCGCCTGTGGTGCCTGAGATGACCTTCACCAGTTCCTTGCGCTGTGCGCCTGTTACGTTGTAGTTTACCTGCATTGTGTTTACCTCCGTTTTCGCTTGTTTTCTGTGCCGTGCGGCTGTTATATACATCACTCTAAAGCCCGGAAATAGCAAGCAAATAACGGGATTTTTCGATGTAGAATAACCGCCCGATTACAAGCCCTCATTCTGTGAGTAATACACAATGCCCGCCAGCACGAAATGAACGCACGGCAAGGCGACGCCGTTGCCCCACAGCTTATACTCGGCAGAGTCCGCATGAGGGTTTTTCAGCCACTTGATGATCTGGACGTCCGTTTTCGGCTTAGAGGATGCTCCTATGACCTTGCGGTGCGTTTCAAATACCTCGCGCCAGAACGCCACATCTTCATCGGTCGGCTCATCCGTGCCGAGGTCATCGCACCACCAGTCGGGGAAGCCCTGGAGCCTCGCACATTCGGTCGGCGTGAGCCTGCGCACGATGTAGTAGGGTTCCTCCGATACGGTTGGCGGGTCCTTATAATCCGTAGCGACCAGTGTGTTCGCCACATCCTCCTCCGCCTCGGTGTGGTAGGAGTTCTTGCTCGTGGTATAGACGGGATGGGCGACTGCGCCCGGTCCCTTTGCCACCATCGTAGGCTCGACTTCCTCCTCGACTGCGATGCCGAACTGTGCGTTCTGTCCCATGTTATAGGTAGCGCGGTCGATGCCGTAAGCTACGCCGTGCTGCTCGGTGGCATTCAGCGTAAAGCTGACATCCTCCTCGGAATAACCGCATCCCTTGTGGGACGGTCTTGCGCCGTTGCCTTCCAAAGCCACGACAGCCATGCCTCCCTGGTTGCAGGAGGGATTGCCTCCGTTGCCGTCAAGCGTCCGAGAGGTATCCGCCTCGTAAATCCCGCTGTGGGGATTGGAAGACTTCATGGCATTGGAGTCCTTGGAGCAGATGCCGTAAACGGTCGGAACGAAAAGCGTCTGGTCGTTATTGCATCCGAGCGTGGCGGACTTGTTGTCCTGAATGAGCGCACCTTTGCCGCCGCCTTCACAGCCGGAGCGTATTTTCAGCGTCTTAGGCGTTTCCACCACGAAAGGCTGATTGTTGCCGCCCGTTCCGTAGGTCGACATGACCGTGGGAGCAACATCAACGGGACCGGTATATCGGGTGTCCTGACTGTGATTTTCGTAAACGGCAGCAGGAACGGTGCCTGCCCGTAGCGTCGGGGATGTCTCTTCCTCATATCCGATGGAACGGCTCTTTGCCGAATGCTCGGTGC